TGCATCATCAAAGTTTGTAAAGCCTCTACCACTATCAAATAATTCAGTAGGGTTTTCTGCAAACTGAGTTAAGGAAGCTGTAACTCTACAAGTATGCTTTGCACCAATATCAATAGGACTAGCAAATTCATAAGTTCCATCAGAAGCTAAAGATGTTAATTTAAGAGTATCATTTTCTAAAGTTAAGTTTGTTTTAGTTCCTGAAAAGGTTGGGTGTTCAGATTGAGTTGTTATTGCATTAAAGTTTCCAATAGATGTTAAGTTAGTAGCAATCAAAGTAGCATTAACAGAATAGTTGCCCAGCTTATCAACTGCCTTGATTAGATAACTACCTATTCTCGCTGGAACTGTAATTGATGTCGCTGGTCTTGAAACTTTTTCAACTAAAGAAACTGAGTTCTGCCATTCAGCACCACTTGTTAATGTTGAGTATCGTATTTGATAATGAGATAAATCTAAATCAGGTATTTGTTCCCATGATAAATGAGCATCTGAATTAACAATGTTACAAGCAAAGTCTTCAACATCTGAAGGTGGTTCTGTACTTCCTACAATCGTTCTTTGTGCAGATACATAACTAGAAGATACACCTAAAATATTAACCGCCTTTACTCTTACATCATAAACACCACTTTCCAACACATTAAGAACTCTATGAACTAATCCAGTTCCTTGTGATAGAATAATGTAATTAGTTGCTGAACTTAATTTGTATTCAACTTGGTAATAATCTACAAAACTATCAGGACTTGCACCAATGGTTATATCTAATGCAATCAAAGGTGTTTGATTATATTCAATTAAAGTATCTCCTAAGGTTAATGATGCTGGTGGTTGAATTACATTTGGATTTGGTAGGTTAGTATCAGCAATCGTTGGTGCTTGTGCTTTAGATGTCCAAGAATAAAAATTATCTTGATGTTCTGTTAAAGCCAAATCAACTGTTAAATCAGCATTTATATTTACTGAATAAACTCTAAAAGGTTTTGCAGAAAAACCAGCAGTAACATAAGTAATGTTAACTATATCTCCAACTACTATATCTAAAAATTCTGATGTTGCTTTAACTTCTATTGCCAAAGCATTTCTTGATCTTCTTAAAATAACTTCGCATAATTCTTCAGCTTGATAAGGATTAGTAATAGAAGGAAAATCAAAATTACCCTCTAACAAAGTTCCATTGTCAGCAGATAACATAGTTGCGTGTTGATCGGCTAATGGAAGTCCTGAATCATCTATTGGTGGGAAACTAACTGTATCCTCTTGCCAATTTTTATCAGGATTAACAAATGTACCTATAACTCTATTATATTTTTTGTTTTTGGTTTCTCCAATAATTTTAATTCCACCAATAACATTATCAGAAGTTAATGTGTAAGTAGCTGTTCCAGTTCCTTCTACATTTAATTTATAAGTTCCTTGATTGTATGAGAATATGGCTCTCATAGGATTAAGAAGTTTCGTTACATTGTCTATTAACTTTTGTGATGTGTCTATAACTGCATTGGTTTCAAATAAATTTATATCTGATCCACCTGAATAAGGTGTTACTTGAGTTTCGCACTCATCAGCAGAATCTTGAAATGATTGAAAACCACTCTCAAAAGCTGAATCAGGTAATGCTTTTCCATATCTGCTATTTCTTAAATAATCTAATAAACATAAAGCTGAGTTATTGGAATAAGCTGTTGTGGTTGTTCTTGGATCGTAAATTTTCTTACCTTTAACTACTGCTTTAATATCAGGCAAGTTTCCAAATATATCTTGATTCCATTTAAATCTAAAAGCTAAATAAGCAACTCCTCTTAGTCTATGATTAGCACCCCAATTAGCTGAAGTAGATAATATGCTTGATGATACTTGATCATCTAATCCTAAAAATGCTTGTACCTGAATATGTGATGTTGAATCTTTATAAAAATTAGTATCTCCTGATCCTACTTCTACAACTGTTCCATGAGATAAAGAACTAGCCCAAGTAACTAATTTGTCATCAATATAAATAGATTCAATAGACTCAATTTCTCCTTCGCAAAGAATACCAGCAACATATAAATATTGATTATCTGTTCCTGATGTTTCTACAAATACTCTAGTGATACCTATTTTTCGTTCTCCATAAACAACTGGGATTTGTGCATTGTTAGAAGATTTGTTTATTAGAACTCCTTGTGCTGTTTCTGATTGTGGAATATCAAAATCAGGTGTTTCAGGTTTTGGCATTAACCATGATATTGCTTTTTGAGCAACAACACCTAATAATAATCCACCTAATATTTTAGTAGCAGAATAACCTTTGGCTATACCATAAGCTACACTTGCTACTTTTCCTATGAAGCCACCCATAACCAATTATCCTTTGTAGTTCTAGTTACTTTTCTAACAATTTGATTATCTTTTATTCGTAACCAATTAATCTTTTTATTAATACCAAATTTGTTTGTAAAATAATGTTTAGTCCAAGAAATAATATCTTCTAAATTAGATTCAGCAACAGTATCAATGTGCCATAAATGATTACCTGATCTCCAATCAGATTTGTGTATTAATCCTGTTTGTCTAAATCTTGCTTGTGCTTTATCAGATAAAAAAGCCCAATTAGTAAAACCAACTAATTTATCATTAACATAATGTTTTCTATTTTGATCTAAATTTAAACAAGGAAACAAATGAATTCGTAATTCAGCATCATTAAAATCTTTATACATATCAAATTTTCTATATAGTTCTATAATGTCTTGCATTATGCTCTACCCCATTTAATTTCACTTACAGTTTGAGAGGCATAATCAAATCCAACATCTCCACTAAAATGTAATTGTTGAGAATTAGTATTTGTTTTTCTTCCTTGTATTCTTTCAAAATCTGACCAATGAGAAGCAATAGAAATACTTAATGTTGAACTGTTTGCATCTTCTTCTAAACTAAAAGATTCTATTCTACCTTTAAATAAAAGAAATGGATCAGAAATTAATCCTTGAGAACTATTTAAAAATCCTTTGTATATTTCTGCTTCTTTTTCCATATACTCATTGTTAAGTAGCAAAGAAATAATAGTTTGATCAGCACCAGTAAAAGCAATAGTAATAGAATCAACAGAAACTTCAGGAGATTCAGAAACATTTGAAATACCCAAAAATAAACTGGAAGCAGAATATGTATTAGAATCATAAGTTATGTCTTTGTAATGATCAGTAAATCTTTGTCCACCAGCGATATTTAGATAAATAAGATTAACTGGATTTAATTGATTGGTAGCCAGTTCTGATTTAACATTACTTGTTAATCCTCTAGCCATTATAATACCTCTACAACATCAATCTCATACGAATAATAATTGCTTGTTCCTATACTATATTCTTGAATATCATTAGTTAGTGAAACTGTAAAATCTACATTGTCGTAAATAAGAACATTATTATCTGCTACATTTGATCGTAAAGGTGGTTCAAAGGTTAATGTTCCTTCTCCTGAACCATCAGAGTTTAAATCTTCAACAGCCATATAAACTTTTTGTTGTCCTGTGAATCTAAAATAATCTCCAGCTTTAAGTATTCCATTAGTAGAAGTAGCCATGCCATCTATTGTAGCTGTGGTAGTTCCAGCAGTTAAAGCACCATTTACTGATATAGTACCACTTGCTGATCCTTGAGCATTACCTTCTGTTGGTGGAATGAAAGTAAAGTTTTCTAATTGTGATCTTTGTTTCATAACAAATGCTTTTATAGGTGCAAATTCTGATCTGCTCATAGCTGGAAAAGAAATGGTTATTGCAAATCTTTGACCATCTATTTGTCTAGCTTGTTTTCTTCCTGATGCAGTAACAGAAACAATAGTAGCTTGTTCAGAACTTATTGTTGCTGATCTAGGTGCTGGAGATGTAGGGAATTGTCCACTCATATTATACTAATGCTGGTTTGCCTCTTTGATTTAATGCTTGGTTAATAATATTTGTTATAGTTGATCTTCTCTCAACTAACAATCTATCAAAATCTTTAGTATCATTTGCTACAATAGTAAAATTAACAGTAGCACCCATTCCTAGTTCGTGATTAGGAACTATTTGTCCATTAGTAGAAGGAATAAACATTTCTCTACCTCGTTCTCCAACTGTTATAGGCTGTCCAGCTTTAACTGAACCACCTTCTGCAAATCCTAATACTTTTTTTCCAATATTAAATATTGTACCAATATCAAATCCACCGCCACTACCACCACTTAATACTGATTTCATGGCTTTAGCTAATTGAGTGTTAATTATTATTTGTATTCCAGTTTGAACTAACTGAGATATAAAATTTGCTAATGCTTGTCTTAATGCACCTTTTAAAGTTTCTGTAAAAGATTTTCCAAACACAATAGCTTGTGCAGTAGCATCTCCAATTCCTTTTTTAACTCCTTCAAATGCTTTTTCTGTTGCTTTGCCTAAATCAGAAATTGCATCTTTTGTACTTTGACCAAATACTTTATCCCAAGCATCTCCTACTGCTTTTAATATTTGTTCCATTATAGTTAATTCTTCGTTTGCTTTTGATATAGCTGTCGTAAATGTACCGCTTGTTGCAAAGTCATCAAATTCATCATTGTTTTCTTTTTGTTCATCAGTAACTAAACCAAGTATTTTTGCATATTCTCTTAATTTTTTGATAACCTTATCAATATTAGCTACTGCAATAGCAATACCAGCTATAATTAAATTTTTTCTAACTGCCTGATTAAATGCAATAGTAGCAATAGATGCGGCTCTAATAGCTGGAACTAAAGCATAAAAAGCCTGTGCAATTTTAACAACTGTTTTAGCAACAGCTAATCCTATTAATAATTTAAAAGCATCTATAATAAAATCCATGTTCTCTTTAAGAAATAAAACTGCTTGTCCTAATGATCTAACTGCATCTGCTAAAAATCTACCAATAGATATTGCAAATTGTTCTATTTGTTGTGAATTTTCTTCTAAGAATTGGTCTAATAATCTAAATTGTGTTTTAAATGCTTCAAAAAATTGTGCATCAGAAATATCTTTTTTAAATTTAAAAATTTTATCTCCAATCATGGAAAGCACACCTTCAAAAGTAGTAGCTAACTCTGCTGTTGCATTTCCAAATCTTCCACCCTTACCAAATACTTCTTCAAATTTTTTAGCTGTTTGTTCTGCTGAAATAGTTGCACCAGCCTCAAATCCTAATAATGCTCTAACACCTCTCTCTCTAAATACATCAGCACTAGCAATACCACCTGAGAATGATCTTTGTATTTGTTCTGCTGTTTGTTGAAAATCTAATCCTGTAACAGAAGCAACATTACCTGTTATTTCTAATATCTTTGCAAGTTCATCAGCATCTTTAGCCACAACAGCTAAGTTACCTGATGCACCTGATATTTCTTCTAATGAAAAAGGAACTTTTGAAGCAAAGCCAATTAATGTATCAAATGCTTTAGAACCCTCTTGTGCTGAACCAAATAAAAACTTAAATCTTAAACCAAGTTTCTCAACACTCTTACCAGTATCAACAACTTGTTTTGCAAATAAACCAATACCTAAACTTGCAAATGCAGTTTTAAGATTAAATATACTACCTTTTAATGAGCCAAATGCTTTTTTGGTATTATCTATTGCGTCTAAGCGAATTTGCAGTCGTTCCTGTGCCACTTCTTAACTTTTCCTTTTCTGCCTTCACTTTAAAATAAGCTATCCAGTAAAAGAATTCTTCTTCTGTCATGGACAACACTTCTTCCATACTTTTATGTAATTTTTCGCCAAGAGCAAGTATAGAAAATAACTCTTGATCGTATCTTACTTTTTTTCTGCGTCCTCTAAGGTATTGGTGTTAAGAATATCTGTTGCTACTCTAGCAATAACTTCAGGATCAGCATTATTAAGTAAAATTTGTTTGTCGTCTAGTTTGAATACTTTATTACCATCTTTATCTCTAGCTTTAAGCATGATTGCATCTACTAATACTCCTAGATCATCATTCTTAGCACCTTTAAATAGGTTTCTTTTTTCTGCTAAAGTAAATGGTTTAGAATAAATCACTAGAGGTTGTCCTTCCTCGCCCCACTCGGCTACATTAATTGTCTTAACCCCTTGTGATTCAAAATGTTCTTTAACTCTATCTATTACACTCATGTTTTATCCTTCTCCTTATAAATTAAACTGTGCTTTCAGTTAATGCACCAGTTCCTTGAAACGATATTTCCATTTCAACCATTCCATCAAAAGATGAATTGATTGTTCTTCCTGTAACGATTGCACTACCTGTGTAGTAAGTATCGCCACTTGAAGCACCTTCAGGATACATGTTTA